CACTGCTCAAACAAAAAGATTTTATAATGCTACACACAGTTATGAAGACTCTTGGAACAACACTTCTAGACCAGATGCATATTCTTTAACTCCATACGATGAAACCATTGTGATGGATACAGATTACATTGTGGCAAACAGCAACCTCAACAAAGTGTTTAAAAGCAAAGAAGATTTTCTAATCAACTACAAAGCACAACACATAGACTTTGAATCCAAATACACAGAAGAAATGAAATACGTGAGTGATACAGGCATTGAAATGTGTTGGGCCACAGTGTTTTATTTTAAAAAAACTGAAAGAACTAAAATTTTATTTGAATTAATTAATCATATAAAAAATGAATGGGAATTTTACAGATTCAAATATCAAATTGGGAACACAATTTATAGAAATGACTTTGCGTTTGCCATAGCAATTCACACAATTAATGATTTTGCTAAAACTAATTGGCCCAAACAGTTGCCTAGTAAACTGTTTTATGTGACAGATAAAGATAGTGTAGATTCCTATGTGGACAACAAATGGAATTTTACATTTGAACGAGGCATCAAGTGTCAAATAAAAGATATGAATATACACATAATGAATAAAATAGGATTGAATAAAATTATAGATGAAATTGAATAGAGGCTTTATATTATTTGTACAGAAGAACGATGCTTGTGATTATCTAAAGCAGGCTGTCGCTTGTAGTCTCAGTATTAAAAAATTTATGCCTAATGAACAGGTATGTTTAATCACGGACATTGATGTTCCAAAAGAATATCAAAAACATTTTAACTTTATTAAAGATATACCTGGAGAAGATCTAGCAGTAGACAATGACTGGAAAGTGAATAATAGGTGTAAAATATATCACATAAGTCCATTTGATCAATCTATTGTGTTAGACGTGGATATGTTATTGTTGCAAAACATTGATCATTGGTGGAAACAATTGAGTCAATATGAATTATATTATACAGATAAAGTTAAAACTTATAGAAATGATTGGGTAACAAGTGATTATTATAGAAAAGTATTTGTTGAAAATTCATTACCTAATGTGTATTGTGGATTTCATTATTTTCAAAAATGTAAGAACAATGAAATATTTTTTAACTTGTTAAAAGACATTGTTACAAATTATGAATTGTACAGCAAACGTTTTACAAAAAATAAAACACAATCCTGGTGCAGTATGGATGTTGCCACTGCCATAGCAATAAAGATACTAGGAATCCAGCATAAGGTTTTCAGCAAACATAACAATTTAACGTTTACGCACATGAAACCTAAAATACAGAACTATCAAAGCCAGATGAATTTATGGACTGAACAACTTGATTACAATCTCAATTCGCAATCTGAGTTATTTGTAGGTAATATAAAACAATCTGGATTATTCCATTATGTTGAAGATAATTTTTTAACAGACCAAGTGTTGGAGCATCTACAATGAAAATAAGACCTCCACTAGAATTTGATGTAATACGACCTAAAGTTAATTTTTATTTCCATTTTGATCCGGAAACTGATGAGGTGCTAGGTTGCAGTGTTCAAAAACAAGGTCACAGTGTAGAAATTACAAAAGAATTAGCAGATCAAATACATGTAGGATCAAAGCATTTAGCAGACTACAAAGTTACATTTAAAAATAATGAGTATATTGTGGAATCTAAGTATGTTGTCAATGCTAAAACTCAAACAGAAATAGAAAAAGTCGATCACATAAACAAAACAGTGTATGAGATAGTAAAAAATGATAAAGATTCATGTATTAGATTTATGCTAGACTTAAAAAATAAAAAATGGAATATCAGTATCGATGATGAATTAAAAGACTTGATTCAAAAAACAGTAACACAAAAAAATAATATGTTTAAATTTTTTACTACACCGGCAGATAACACCAGTGTGCTTGATTATTCATTCAATATCGACTTGTCAGAACTATGCACAAATGGTAATATGCAGATTGATCATAATTCAACTGCCACGCCCAGATTGTTTTGTCGTAAGATTTACAATTATTCATATGAGGTAACGCAATGATTTTAAAGATATCTGAAATGGATTTTGTATTTTTAAGTGTGGATGAGCCCAATGCTGAAAAAAATTTTGCTGATTTAAAAAGAAAAATCCCTTGGGCAAAACGTGTGCATGGCGTAAAAGGCTTTGACACAGCACATAAAAAAGCGGCAGAGATATCTGACACAGAAAGATTTATAACAGTGGATGCAGATACGCAGGTGCATGAAGACTTTCTTAATGTAATAGTAGATTTAAAATCGTTAGGCGTAGACAACACCTATCAATTCAGTTGGTGCGGCAATATTGATCTAAATGGTTTAAAATATGGCAATGGCAGTTTAAAATGTTGGACCAAGGACTTTGTTAAAAATATGAAAACACATGAGAATCATGATGGATTAGAAGGAAGTAACAATAAAAATGTAATAGAATTTTGTCATTTTCCTAATTACTATCAATTCAACGATAACTATTCAACCAGTTACATAGATGGATCTGCTTACCAAGCCTGGAGAGCAGGATTTAGAGAAGGTGTAAAAATGAGTTTGGATAAAAATATTAGACAAGCACCAAAAGACTTATGGTGGCAAAATTATCAACGATTACTTGTCTGGATGACAGTGGGCATGGATAACACTTACGGCATTCATGCTATTCATGGTGCTAGGACAGGTTGTTATCTTACAATGTGTACAGATTGGGACTTTAGTCAGGCAAATGAATATAGATATTTTGAAAAGTATTGGAAGTTTGAACTTCATGATGACATTAAAGTTGATTTTTATAAAGACAGTATTGACTTAGGCAAAAAGATTATTAACGAACATGACATTGAACTGCCTATTGAACCATTAACTGTGGAACAAAGCAAATTTTTTAAAAAGGTTTATCTTAATACTCCAAGAATAATGAGGAAAACATTATAATGTACGATATTGTGTTTATAAGTTACAACGAAGCATTAGCAGATCATAATTATAAAACTTTGTGTGAACGATTCCCTATTGCTCAACGTGTACAAGGAGTAAAAGGTATTCATCAAGCACACATTGAAGCCGCAAAAACATCTGTTACAAAAATGTTTTGGGTAGTTGATGCTGACGCACAAATTGTAAATGATTTTAATTTTGATTATGATGTAGATCAATACAATTTAGAAACAGTTCATGTGTGGCAGAGTCGTAATCCGATCAATGATTTACAGTATGGATATGGTGGAGTAAAACTATTGCCAAAGAACTTAACATTAGCACTAGACACAGATACAACAGACATGACCACAAGCATTTCTAAAAATTTTAAAGCAATAAAACAAGTATCAAACATCACAGCATTTAATTCAGATCCTTTCAGTGCTTGGAAAAGTGCTTTTAGGGAGTGTGTAAAATTAAGTTCGAAAGTGATCGATAGACAAGAGGATAAAGAAACAGAACAAAGATTAGATGTATGGTGTAGTAAAGGTGCAGATAGACCTTATGGTGATTTTGCAATTGAAGGAGCAAAGTCTGGTAAAAAATTTGGCATAGAAAACAAAGACAAATTGAATTATATCAATAATTTTGATTGGTTAAAAAAACATTTTGAGGAGACCTGCAGTGTCAGTACCTACTACTAAAATACCATTTGATAACATTGTTCAATTCGGACAACGCACCATGATATGGAAGAACGTGTTTAATGTGAGTTGGATATTGAGTAGATTCTGTAATTATGATTGCTCATACTGTTGGCCTTATGCCCATTCTAAAAAATTAGACCATCGACCATTAGACGTTTACAAAAAGACAATGGATGAAATAAAATCACAAGCAAGAAGTAATGGGTTTAACAGTTTCCATTTTAGTTTTTCAGGTGGAGAACCAACAGCATACAAAAGATTTTTACCTTTAATTGGACATTATGCTTCAGATGATAGAAGCAAATACCAAAGTATTCACATGACAACAAATTGTTCACCGGGAATAAAATGGTGGAACACTTGGCTTAAAGCCACAGAATCTCTCATGCGTAGAAGTATTACAGCAAGTTATCATCATGAGTTTGCAGATGAACAAACTTTTGGAGACAAACTTTTGATGTTGCAAAATGCAGGCGTCTATGTTACAATTAACCAAGTAATGGTTCCAGACTTGTTTGATGAACTATATGATAGATGTAAAAGATTCAACGATAGAGGAATAAATGTTACACTAAAACCACAAAGCAATGAATCAGCAAGTGAAATTGTGACAGGTTACAGTGATGAACAAATAGAATTAATGAAAACAGGATTTCCATTAAAGAAAAATGATGGTTCAACAATTGGTCAAATAAAACTTATGGATCACAAAGAAAACTTCTATGAACTAGATCAAGCAGAAAGGTTCAACGCATTTGGCTTCAATAAGTTTAAAGGCTGGACTTGTAATGCAGGATATCAAAGTTGTATTGTAAGAGAGCCGGGTGGTGAAATTAAAAGAGCATACAGTTGTCATGATGAACCGTTGGGAACAATTGATGGAGGATTTCAATTATTTAAAAATCCTAACAAGTGTATCACACCAACTTGCGTCAGTTCTGCTGATAGTAAAATTCCTAAATCAAGGGAGTTAGACAAATTAGAAGCCATAGAAAATGAAGAAGTTATAATGGAAATTAGTCGTAAGCAATCAAAATTATTTAAAAAGGAAAGAACAAATGTATAAACTTACAGACATAAAAGATGTTCATTTAGAAATTACGAGTAAATGTCAAGCCAAATGTCCTATGTGTCCTAGAAGAATACAAGGAGGTCCATTAAATCCTTTCATACATCTGGATGAAATAACATTGGACACATTTAAAAAATGGTTTCCTGAAGATTTTATAAAACAAATAGACAGTATGTTTATGTGTGGTAACTTAGGAGATCCTATTGTAAGCAAAGACACACTGGAAATATATCAACACCTTAGAGCAACTAATCCCGCTATAAGACTTGCGATGCACACAAATGGCAGTGCTAGAGATCCTGAATGGTGGACAAAATTAGCACAAGAAAGAGTGAAAGTTACTTTTGGTTTAGATGGACTATCAGACACCAATCATCTTTATAGAATATCCACAAACTTTGATAAAATTATTGAGAACGCAAAAGCATTTATTGCCGCTGGAGGATTTGCTAAATGGCACATGTTGGTGTTCAAACACAACGAACATCAAGTGGAAGAAGCAGAACAAATGAGCAAAGACCTAGGATTTAAAATGTTTTCTACAAAACACACTTCTAGATTTAAAAATGATAGTTTACAAGTTATAGATGAGCAAGGAAAACCTTTGCATAAATTAGAACCTACACAAAAAAGCAATGACATGATTCCATTAATTGAACAGTCGCAAAAAGAAACCACGCCAACCATTGTGTGTAAAGCAGTGAAAAACAGTCAGTTGTACGTGAGTGCCTGTGGCAATGTTTCACCTTGTTGTTGGTTAGATATGGAATGGATTCCTCCTATGCAAGAAAGCAGAATAGACTACATGACAAGAATTGGAGAATTTCCTAACCTAAATAAAAACAGTTTAAAAGAAATATTTGATAATGGATACTTTGATAAGATTGAAAAAACTTGGGGTCA